AGCAAAACTTGCACAATCTCCAATAAATCCTGCTGTTGAAATTCTATTTGCAAATACTCTTGTTAGACAGTTTACAATTGAAGTTCTAATGGCACCAAGAAATGAACAAGAATCAAGAAGTATGCACACTATTATTAAAACATTAAGATTTCATGGTGCGCCCGAACTTTCAGATCGTGAAGTTCCTTTAATAGGAAGTGGGCTATTTTGGATTCCTCCTGCTGAATTTGATATTACATTCTTCCATAAAGGTGTTGAAAATATGAATATTCTCCGTATCAATACATGTGTACTTGAGAGAATTGAAGTTGACTATGCTCCGACTGGATTATATTCAACATTTAAAAATGGTCATCCAGTTGCTGCAAGATTATCAATGGGCTTTAGAGAGCTAGAACCCATTCACAAACTCCGTGTACTCCAGGGCTTCTAATTATGGCAAAATATTTCGATAAAATACCTAGCATCTTTTACGATATAAACAACAAACAATTTACTACATATCAAGTAGCAACTAATGTGTTCTTTAGAGTTGCTGTTATTCGTAATGTTTTGGAAAATATTTCTTTTTATTATGATTATTTAATTAAAGATGAAGATACACCAGAAATTTTAGCTGAAAAGGTATATGGTGATCCTGAAGCACATTGGTTAATTATGATGACTAATCAAATCGTAGACGCACAATATGATTGGCCATTAAGTGACACAGAATTTGGTAAATATATTATTAGTAAATATGGTTCAATTTCAAATGCTAAAACAAGTATACATCATTATGAAAAAGTTGTTATGCGTGAAGATGAGCCATCTGGAATATTGACAGAGACAAGATTTATTATCAATCATGAAAAATTTACGATAAATAATATGACTGTTCCTTATGACACATACAATACACTAGCAGAAACACAGGAAGTAAATACATATAACGTCAACAATAAAACAGTTACTGAAGTAATTAAAAGAGATGCTATTTCTTGTTATGATTATGAATATGATATTAATGAAAGAAAGAGAACAATTAAAATAATAAAACCCGAATACTATAGTCAAATTATCAGAGAATTTGATGCACTAGCAAAAGTTAATCAAAGATTACCATACATTAGAAGATTGATCTAAATGGCAGAAGGATTAGACGAAAGCCCAGATATTCTAACTACATTTGATGTTGGATTTTCAGGCATACCAGACGATTTACTTAAACAATTAACAGTGCAAGAGATTATGTTAGGAGAAAGTTTACTTACTCCTGGGCTTCAAACTTCTGTTATGGTTCATAGTCATATAAATGAAATACCTATTAAGAATTTTGATCTTCTTAAGAATACAGAAATGAGTATTGATATTGAAAAATCATTACTTACTAAATTTAAAATAGATCCTAATATGTCAGTGAGACAAACAACATATAGATTGGATAATCGAAAACTAATTAATAATAATGTTGAAGAATTTTATATTCATGCATGTGATCAAACACTCCTTGATAATGCAGCAACTCTTGTAAGTAAATTATGGAAATGTACATCTCCTTCGACTGTAGTCCGAGATGTTTTATCATCATGCGCAGGAGCTAAATCATTAGATATTGAATCTTCGGATCCAAACAGAGACTATATTGCCGAAAACATTAGACCATTTCAAGTTGTAGCTCAGCAAGCCAATGTTGCTCTAGCTGGTGGTAATGATCCATCGTTCATACATTATATGACATATGAAAATTTTGGTACTCATAAATTTAGATCATTATATAGTCTAACTAAAGCAAATCCTGTTGCAGAGTATACATTCCAAGAAATTGGTGCTGGTGCGGGTCATGCATTTCCTTATTCAGTATTGACACATAATTTTCCTTGTGATTTTGATTTACTTTCGGACGTTTTAAATGGTGTTGGTTATAATGGTAAAAATAATAATACCTTTTTTTCATTTAATCCAATCATGGCAATGTTTAATAAATTTGGAAGCAATACATTTGGTTGTGGTATAGGAAGTGGATTACCTAAATTGGGTTCGTCAAACGTGGGATCAGCAGAACAACAAAATGCATGCCCAGATTATGCTCATTTATATGTTCATAAAAGACAAGCAAGAATGGGGCTATTAGAACAAGATAAGATTGCATTGAGAATAATGGTACCTTGGGTTCCATTCTTAAATGCAGGTAAAATGATTAGATTAAATCTTCCTAATAAACAAGATCCAATGCAACTAAACTATGGATCAGGAGATTACTTAATAGTAAGTTTAAAACATCATATCAAAAGAGGGCAGCCAGCAACAATTACGATGGACTGTGTGTCAAAAACTGTAGGTTATGGAGAAGTATAAAACATGTCATTACCCAATAATTTTCCAGGTCAAAAAGCATACAATGTTGTTGTAGGCGGCGATAAAAATGATCCTGATCCTTTACAATTAACATTGCTCAAGGTTTTTGATCCACTAAGACATCCAGATGATATTCCTATAGAAAATTTACCGTTTGTTGGTACAGAAGGACCCGCTAATCAAGAAGCATTAGAAAAATTCACAGCTGCACCAGAACCAGGAACTATCGTTGTCACATCATTTAATATGGGTGATCCATCCGCCCGTACCTCTACTGGCATGCCCAATCAAATCAATAGTGGTAAAAATGTATCAGGTAATGATTCGCCCGGAAAACGAACAAGAGAAGAAGCTAATGAGAAAAAAAGTGGAAAAAACCCAAAACCAAATTTAGTAAAAAAAATAGAAAATGGTGTTGAAGTATATGAGGCTATAGAAAAAGGAATAGAATGGTCCCATAGCTTGACAAAAGACATTGCGACACATGCAGCATGGAGCCAAATGCTTGGCCAAAACATTCCAGAATTGAAGAACATACCAACTGCAATTCAAAATTTTGCTAGTATACCAGGATTAAATGCTATATCTAATATGCCCGGAAAAAATCTCAATGTCAAAAATGTGTTTAATAATTTGACTGAGAATCAAAAACAATCAGCGATTAAAAATATGCCAGCTGAAGTTGCTAGTGCATTAGAAAGCATAATGTTTTTGCTCACTGAAATTGATCGTGATTTATATAATGTCACAACAGAAAGAATACATCCAGAAATTTATACTGAAAATATGATTACGCTACTATCACAAGTTACAAATTTGAGTGACTTGCTTACTGTTATAGGTAGACTCCAGAATGATAAATCAATTAGAGGATACGAAACATATTCAAAGCTATCAAACAGTGGGCTCAAAGCAACATCAGAATCAAGTAATAATACAAATAGTATATCAAAAGTATTTCTATCGGATATAGCAGATAAATCTATTATACATTTTGATGTTGGTAATAGTGTCAACATAAATAACAAAACATATATTGTTCAAACTACAGATTTAAAATCAAACGTAATAACAGTAGTGCCTAAAATAGAACAAGAATTTAAAGATGCAAATATGTTAATATATGAACCGGTTTTTGAATATGAGACTAATACTCCATACGGCAATATGACAATGACTATGGATGCTAATGGAAATATAAGACCAAATAAAGATTCAACAAAAAAAATGCAACAAGCAATGCAATCTCTGATAAGTTTAATGAACTCAACTAAAGCGGGTGCGGGTGGTATGTTTGGTGATTCGGCACAAACATTAGCACAGATGTATAATCGTATCGGAGATGTAGGAAGAGTACAAGCACAATCTAGAATTTTAGAAGACGCACAAAAATATGTTGATTATATACAAAAAAACAGTGATTCAAAGGAATATCCATTCTTGGAATTGTTAAAAGGAGCATAAATTATGGTACAAGAAGTACCTACAAAAACAACACCACCATTTCATAACGAATCTGATGATCCTTCAAGGGGTCCAGTTGATTATCCAAACTATCATGGATGGCAGGGTAGAGATGGTAGTACATATCATTACTATAATCAGACTGCGGGCAATGAGTTTATGAAGGAGCAACACCGGACGGGCACTGGTGATATGATTGATCCTGAAGGATTATATAAAACCGTTGCTGTAAAAAATAGAGAAAACATTACATACGGTAAAAATGTTTCATATACATCAGGAGCAAACGATTCAAGGACTGTTGGTGATTATAGTAATCGAGTAGATGGAAGCGAAAGAACAACTGTTGGAGAACAACAAGAAAATACAGTAAATGGACCAACGACATCATCTGCAAAGTCATATGCATTTAGTACACCTGGTGGATTTAATGTTTCAGCACAAAACAGCGCTTTTTTAGCCGAAGGGGGAATGGTTATGAAGACTACTAATGGTCCGACAACTATTGCTGCGGCAGGGGGCAATTTAAACCTTGGTGCCGTCCCAGGCTCAGGCGGTGAAACAGGATCAGTAGCAATGGGATCGGGCGGAGCAATAACAGCGCTTGCAAAAAACGCCGTTTCACTACAAGGAAAAACAATGCATTTGGCTTCCGCAGGAGGAGCAACGTACGTCATGGATGGTGGTAATATATATTTAAATTGCACTGGTGTTCATGTTCCACCACCTCAAGCACACAAAGCAGGAAAACAATCATATACAGCCTAGTCTTAAATAATAACTAAATAACCAACAATGGCACAAGTACAAAAAGTAACAAGAAAATTTGATTATTCCGACTTAGATTTGGATTTCATAGCACATCCGACAACTAAAGATGTTGTCAAAAAAACTGGTGTTGATGCTCTTAAGAGATCAGTAAGGAATCTAATATTAACAAATTTT